TGCGCCAGATGGAACAAGTAAATTAGCTATTGTTCCGCCTTGTGAATGTTTTATCTTTAATTGTGCATCGGGTGCTATTATAGTGGCAGAACCTTCAGCAAGTATAGAACCAGTTAACAGCGTAGTGGGAACTGTGTTTTCAAGTTTCCACGTTACATCCTGTATTGTTTGATTAGTAATAGAACCAGAAGCTAAAAAAAGGTTGTAAAGCTGGTTTCCGTCAGTATCTAATATAACAAGTTCAGCTTTTTCGCATTCAGTCGGTGACGGTGGCGGAATTGGTTCCATCGGAATAGCGCAATCACCGTAACTATTAACCTCAAAAGTGATTGACATTACCCAACCCGCAACGTAGTCTAAGTCTAAGTTGTTTAAAGGTGTCATTGTAGCCGTTCCGATAACGTCTAACGTTGGATCGTTGTCGTTAACGTAATAAACGTAAATGTCTTTTAGAATTAGTTGACAATCCGAAACAATAGTATTTATATTAGCGCGGTCTTTTTGGATAATATCAACACAATAAATGTTAATTGTAAACTGATTTGTATTTAAGTCTTCCGTATCGCTGACGGGTTCGACATAGATAATCGGATATTTTTCGTCTTTCGTTGAAAAATTTGGCATCTGTTCCCGAAACTCGCCGCCGTATTTCTGTATCTGTAAGTGTGCATTACAGAACGTTTCGATTTTTTGCAGTAATGTTATCCAACTTGTCATAAAGAAGCCGCTTGTGTTATCTTCTGTATTTTGTTTTGTGTGCTTGTAATTTCGGTTTCAGACACCACCGCTTTAACCGTTATATTCTGCCCGTTATTTTCCATTGTTTGCGCGGACGTTAGGTTATTAGCGTTGTTATTTTGTCCGAACATTTGCACGTTAGGTTGTGCCGCAGTCGTAGAAGTTGCCGAAGCACTTGGAACAGAACCACCGCCACCACCGCTACCACCTACGGGCGGCGCTTTCTTTAATGCAGCGTATGCAGACGCAACCGCACTTAATATAGTTCCAATTCCCGAAGCAATATAACCAGCCAAAAGGAAAGGCGCAGCAGGGCCACCCGCAGCAGCAGCAGCCGAAGCACCCGCAATAGTTGCAGAAATAGCTTTAGCGGTATCCGTAGCAATTTGAACAAGTGCAATAGTTTTTTGAAGACCCGCAGTTTTAACTCCCGCTTGTTGTAATAAAGCGTCTAATCCTTGAAGACCTTTTACTAAGTCGCCACCTAAATTTAAACGTGCTTCATTGTAGGCTTTTTCTTCGGCTAACGCTTTGTCTTTTCTCTTTTTATCTTCTTCTGCTCTTTTTTGTTGGTTCTCTTGGTAAAGAGCATCTAAAGCGTCTTGCCTTGTTTTTTCTTCTTCTGCTCTTTTTTGCGTAAGCGCTATAATACTTTGGTTAAGTTCGTCTGTATATTTTTGGTCTATTGCTTTTTGTTCGTTGAATTGTTCTTCAGAATATAACGCAATTAACCTTTTCTTTTCATCACTTAGAAGTTTCTCGTTTTTCTGAGTATCTTCTATTAGACGTTTGTACTTCTCGTCTAATGCAGCAAGTTCTTTTTCTTTGCCTTCCTCCATTACCTCTAATTCCAGGTCGCGGATTTGACGCATTGCAGCTAACCTATCCGCAGCGTATTGCTTCGCTTGGTCTGCTCTTTTCTTGTAGCTTTCTTTGTCTTGCTTTTCTAATTCTTCGTTCTTCTTTCTGTTGTCTGCCTTTTCTTGTGCGTCAATTATCTTAATTTCGTTACGTGCGTTTTGTGCGGTTTCACGAAGTCCTTTAGCTTTTTCTCGTAGTTTCTTTATTTCTTCAGCATCCGCCTCACCCGTAAGTTTCATCTGTTCGATTTGCTCCATTGTCGCTTTATATCGCGTCTGGGCGGTAGCTAAAATAGCTTGTTGTTTTTTGCGCTCCATGTCGGTAGTATTTTTACCGTCTATTTGCGCTAATCTAATCTGTAAATCGTATTGTTTTGTAACTCCGTTTATTTGTTCCTCACGCTTTTTGTCGATTTTCTCAAGTGCGGAAACTTGTTTTTTCGCGGCTTCTTCTGCGGCGAAATTGGTAAGACCCATCCAATCTAAAAAGTCTTTAATCGACTGAACAACGCCATCTATTATTTTACCGATAAACCCGAAGACTTGACCTATTGCGTTAAGAATTGGTTTAAGTAATCCGAGTTTGTTTAATAAGATACCAATTACGGTGACAATTCCTACGATAGCCGCAGCAATTAAGAATATAGGATTAGTCAATAACGATAATCCAACCGTCATAAATGCTTTACCAACTTGAACTACTACCGTTCCAAGTGACTTTAAAGACTTCGCGATTACATCCCCGTTAATACCTTTAGCAGCCGAAGCGAATAGCTTTGAACTTTCCGCAGCGCCTTCAAAATCTAACGACATTAACTGCGAACCCATCAAACCTAAAGCGTTATTGGTTTGTTCAAAAGGCGAACCCGCAGCAAAGACCGCCACTTTTTCGTTAGCGTCCTTTAATCTGTCAGACAAAACCCCCGCTTGTTCAGCGAGTCGCGCCATTTGTTCGGGGTCAGTCGCATTTGCTAACTCACCTTTTAACGCTTTTAATTCTGAGCGGATTTGTGCAATCCCTTTTAACTCTATATTTATAGTAGCGTCTGCCATCAAATAACCATCATTGTGTTATCGTAATCGTCATCTCTACAATCGTCCACAGGCTTAATGTCTGAGTCTTTGTTTAGGTCGCTTATGAACTCAGGAAACAAGTCTTTATTATCCAATAGCCAACTGATTAAACGCTTTTCAAAGAATGCCGCCATTTGTCCGTAATGCTCCATCGCGAAAGCTACCTCGCTTTGGCTAACGTTATTTGAATAGTCGCCGAATTGTGATTGAAGACCTTTGTTTTTTAATTGATAACTTAAACCGAAAACAGCTTGTTCCGCAGAACGCCACGCTACAACGGGTTGTATCTTTTCTACTAAGTCTTCTTCGTCATTGTTTAACGTTTGCGCATTATAACCCGCTAACATATAATTGTAAAAGTACGTTCCGAGAATAGGCATTAAACGCATCTCGGCAGTAGGTCTAATATACGGGGCAACGTCTGTAACGTCAACGTTCTTAGTAATTGGTGTGTTCGTTTTTAAGTACGACTCTGTAATGAAATAGGTCATGGCATTGAAGTTTTAGCGGCTTCGGCTTGTGCTTGTGAGTTAGTAATGTCACCGCCCTCAATAGGTGGTAAACCAGCCAACGAACGAACCTCGTTAATTGTCATCATTTCAAGAACCTTAGTAGCTACCAAAGGCGACATTGAGTTAAGAGCGTCCATAGTTGCGCTACCCTCGTCCTCTACTTGCGTTATTGTTTCGTTTATTATTTGGTAATTAGTGATATTAATCTTAGCACCAATGTCCGCAATCTTTAACAAGCCGTCAAAGATATCTGTAACCGTTTCTCTAATTGGAAGAACAACGTTCTTTTCAAAAATAATATACGCTTGTTTGATGTCTGAGCCGTTACCCAAAGAACCCGTAGTTCTAACTCCTAATAATATTGGGTCGATAGTGTGAGAAAAACATATCTGTTCCGTAATCAATTCAGACGCTTCTTTAAATAAGCTATCGTTGTCCGAAGTAGGTACGCTTACAAGGTCGGGTAATTGCTCTTTGTTGTTAGCGAAAAATGCAACCGCCTTACCCGCGTTTTCTGCACCCTTTAATTTATTAACCGTGTTTTTGATGAGTTCCATTTCTTCGCGCCCTTGCGGCTTCTTCGGAAACATCATTGCAAAAGACGGAAAGATACTATTTAGAATGTGTGATTTCTGCAAATAGCTTAGTTCTCCCGACACAAAAGCGAAGTTCAAAGCACTTGTGTACTGCGGTAACGGATAAATGTCTTGACCTACGCTATCCTCTTCGTACATATAAAGGTAATAACCGTCTTTACATTCGGGGTGGTAAGGTAAGATTTCGTAAATGTCGGCGCTATATTGCCAATCGGTATTAATGAAATACTTTGTGCGGTCTTTATTTGTGCGGACTTTCTCAGCACCAACGAATTTAACAGACGTTAGCTTACCATTTTTTAAATGTAGTTTGAAGTAAACACGCCCGTGAATAATTAAATCTTTGGTGACTTTCTTAATGGTCTTTTTAAGTCCTATCTTTTTCCCGAAAGCGTATAGATCTACTTTATCTTTTGCGGTTAACTTAGCTTCGTCAAATGAATAACCACCGCCAACCGAAGCGTTCGTCTTGAAGTCGATAATTGCGCCGTGCAAAGGACTTGAAAAGTACATCTGGTTCAAGGTCTGCGGGTACAAATTGTCCGAACCAAAAGGCGTGTAACCTCGTGCTTGATATCTACCGTCCACAAATGGTAGTGATAAATTACCCTCGCCAACTTTTAAGAAAGGTGTACTAAAGGATTGGTATCCCTCCATTTCTTGAACCTGAATTGGTTCGTCTTTTTTAAATCCAAATATGCCCATTAATCGTATATTGTTGTGCCTATACCCTCCACTACCATTCTACCTTCTTCTACTTGGTCTAACCCCGTTTCGTCAACTGGATTGGTAATAGGACTTTCGTAAACATTGTATCTATATTGACCTATCTTTAAATTAACGTCAGCGCCTAACAAAACGTCTCCGTCTGTCATTTCAAAAATGTTTGCCCTAAATGGGTAAGCGCTTATGTCCGTTCCGATAAAATAAACGGGAGGTAACGTTTCGTCCATTTCCCAAGTGAACTTAAACAAGTATGTCGGGTTGCTTATCGTTGTCGATTCTGTCAACGTCAAAGCAAAAGTATTAAGCGTATTTTTAGTAACGTATATCATACTAATCTAATTGTATTTACTTAATTGATTTGTTTTAAAACAAAAAAGGGCAACCGTTAAGTCACCCTCTTTTGAACTATGGAAAAGCAAATTAAGGAATAGGAGTAGTAAGACCCGCGATAATTGTAGGGTCAACTTCGTATGCAAGGTTTTCGTTTTCCGCTACGAAAGTAACCGAGTACTTAGAACCGTCAGCTTTAGCCGTTCCCGAACCTTCAGCAACCGCAGACAACTGAGCGTTTGGAAAATACCAATACTTTCCGTTTGCGTCACCTACCACAAGAGCCAAATCTCTTTGACCTTCTCCGAGAATTTTGATAGCTTTAGACTTCGCAGCCTCTC